ATGTGGGAAAACAAAAGGTTAATCCTAATGTTAAGTCTATTACATTAGGAGATGATTACATTTATTTTAGATTGGAGGAGAAGTAATGACAGCCAAGGAAGGAAAAGTTTGGGGAACTACTCAAACTTTAATCAACTCACCAGTAGTAGAAGTACATAGAATTATTATAAATAAAGATGGGTACTGTTCACAACATACACATCAATCTAAAATCAATGCCTTCTATGTTATATCTGGTGAGCTTGAGGTACAGAGATGGAAAGACTATGGCCTATGTGATGTCACTACTCTGAAGGCTGGTGATTTATCTATAGTACCAGCAGGAGAAGCACATAGGTTCAAGGCTATCTATAGAACAGAAGCTCTAGAGATATACTGGTCTGAACTTAATCATGATGACATCCAACGCAGTAGTGTAGGTGGAATGTATGAAGAAAAAGAAAGTGAAAGCATAGTAAAAGACGGCTCAATACTGGGCAACTTATTTACAAAAGTAGAATAGGAGGGACAAATGGATATCTTAACACTATTGTTATTGTTTTTATTATAATATGTCCTATATTATAGTACACGTTGAGGATGAAAGAGATCTGGAATCAATGGAGGTACTGCCCGACTCAAAAGGAAAGGGTGTGCAGCAATTTGATTCCAAGATGGAAGCCTCTGAATTTCTCATGAAGATAGGGATGGGTACTGATCTCTGGTTTAATAGAGACATACATATTGTGAGGCTGCAATGAGATTGTTGACAACAACTCTAGTTATATTTTTTCTTTTAATATCAACAACTAAGGCAGATGATTTTAACTGTTTGGTTGAAGCTCTCTACCATGAGGCGAGGTCAGAAAGCTTACTAGGTATGCTGAGTGTAGCTAATGTAATACTAACAAGAAAAGAAAGCAGTACCTTTCCCAATACGATATGCAAGGTAGTACATCAAGGTAAGTATTGGAAAGACAATCCTATCAAAGACAAATGCCACTTCAGTTATTGGTGTGATGGTAGGCCTGAAAGGTTTACGGATATGGCAGGGTTAATTAAATCTATTAACGTTGCAGAAATGTCACTCAAGGGTATACAAGTGAGGCAGACAGTGGGTTCTACGCACTACCATGCCAGCTATGTTACCCCCAGATGGGCATCTAATCCTCACTTTAAATCATTAGGTCAGCTAGGTAATCACATCTTTTATATTGACACAACCCCTTAAGTATGATAATATTAATGTATATTAATTCTTAATTATATATATTATTATATTTTATAAAGGATTTAATAATGAATACTAAAGAAAATTTAATATCTAATCTTCATAAATCAATTGATCAATTAAATAAACAGGTACATGAATTACAAACTACTAATAGAAAACAAGTAGAAGAAATTGCTGTACTTAAACAGATTAAAGCTAACAAAGAATGGGTAGAGAGAGATGACTAAACATTTATGGCAGAGAGAAAGAAATAATATATTTAGAAATCTGGTCAAACAATACAAGGAGGAAGGCTACGATAAAAAAGAAGCCAGAAAGTTTGCCAAGCAAGAACTCAATGATATCATGGAGGACAAGGAAGACTTTGTGAAAAATATATGGAGGGAATCTTTTAGAGATGTCTAAGTGGAAACTAGTTTTAAATAAGGAGATAGGTCTAGTAGATCTTGAAACTTTTAATACAAAGAAACAAGCTGAAGAAGCTATTAAATATCGTACCAGCCTGACAAGACATCTAGGGTATGAGCCTGACTTAACTTATGAAATTGTAGAGGTGAAAAGAAAGGAGAGATAGCATGAGTCAGTGGGGTGAGAGGGTTGCCTGTCCTGATTGCGGTGCAAGTAAAGCCAATGTACAGCACAGGGATGGACATTCATATTGTTTTAGTTGTGAGACAAGATTTGGAGAAGAAGAAATGCAAGATGTTAAAGTTGTACCAATGACTAACGAAACAAATCCCATACTAAAAACTTCTGGAATGATAGCCGACATACCAGATAGAAAGATTAGCAGGGATACGGCCAAGAAATATAATGTTCAGATAAAGAAGAAGGGACATGAAGTTACCCACCATGTCTATCAATACTTTGATGAGAGTGGTAATCACATAGCCAATAAAGTTAGAGAAGTTAAGGGTAAAAAGTTTTGGTCTGAAGGTAACATGGGAAGAGCCGAACTCTTTGGACAGAACCTCTTCAATCAGAAGGGGAAGTTTATTACCGTATGTGAGGGAGAGATAGATGCCATGTCTGCCTATGAGTTAATGGGTAGTAAGTGGCCTGTTGTCTCAATCAAGAACGGTGCCGCCTCTGCCTTGGAGAATTGTAAGCAAGCCTTCAACTATCTTAATCAGTTTGAGAATGTAGTCTTATGTTTTGATAATGATAGGCCGGGGAAGGATGCTGCCCAGAAGGTAGCTCAACTCTTTGAGCCTAACAAATGTAAGGTTGTCTTCCTAGATCTGAAAGATCCTAATGAATACTTACTGACAGGACAAAGGGAAAAGTTTACCCAAGCATGGTGGAATGCTAAAGTTTATACACCAGCAGGTATTATAAACCTAGCCTCTCTTGGGGAAAGCCTGTATGATGAGAAGGATTGTCAGGTCTGTAAGTATCCTTGGGTAGGGCTGAATGAGAAGACATATGGTATGAGAACTGGTGAGTTAGTTTGCTTTACCTCTGGGGCTGGTATGGGTAAGTCTAGCATTGTACGTGAACTTATGCATCACATCCTTACCGTCACAAAGGATACCATAGGAGTCCTAGCTATGGAGGAGAGCATACGTAATACAGCATTTAATATCATGTCTGTTGAAGCGAATGCCCGACTCTATATAAAAGAAATACGAGATCAGTTTACCAGAGAGCAGCTAAGAGAATGGCAGAATGCTACCATAAATAGCGAAAGGTTCTTTGCGTTTGATCACTTTGGTTCTATATCCAACGATGAGATACTGGATCGTGTCAGGTATATGGCGAAGGCACTGGACTGTAAGTGGATAGTCTTGGATCATCTGTCAATACTTGTATCGGGTAATGAAGAGTTTGGAGATGAGCGTAAGTCTATAGATGTGCTGATGACTAAGCTGAGATCTATCGTAGAAGAAACAAACATAGGATTAATACTTGTCTCGCATCTGAAAAGACCAGCAGGAGATAAGGGCCATGAGGACGGCAAAGAAGTATCCCTCTCACATCTTAGGGGATCAGCCAGCATAGGTCATCTAAGTGATGGTGTCATAGCCTTGGAAAGAAATCAACAGGCAGACGATGCAGAAGAAGCTAACACTACAACCCTACGTATTCTGAAGAACAGGTATACAGGAGATACAGGCATAGCATGTAGATTATTTTATGACAAAGAAACTGGAAGGATGTCTGAGACTGAGAACCCCTTCATTGAAAATGATAATGAGTTTATGGAGGATGGGGATGCCATATAAAGATCCAGATAAACAAAGAGAGTATCAAAGAAAATGGATGCAAAGAGAAAAGAGAAATAAACCTGACATTGCAACTCCAAGATTCTTTACATTTAGATATTCTAAATTAAAAGAAAGGTCTAAAAATAAAGGAATAGTTTTTAATCTAACTGCTGAATACTTATCTAAAATTTGGCCTGAAGATGGTAAATGTCCAGCTTTAAATGTAGCATTAGAAAAAGGTACAAATGGTATTAGTAAAGATGTATCACCATCTATAGATAGAATTAATAATAAACTAGGATATATAAAAGGTAATGTACAATGGGTATCTAAATTAGCTAATGATATTATGAGTAGTGCTACACCAGATCAGGTCATACAGGTAGGAGAATACTTTAAAAAAATAACGGAGGAAAAGAATGCAGCCTAGAGAACAAACAGTTGGCTGGATTGAATCACATATTCCTGATATAATAATAGATCCAGATACTTCAGAGTTTAATATCAAGTGTCATATTAATGGAGGAGATCTCAAGATCTTATATCAGGTCGAAGTAATAGAAGAATGGGAGGATGAATGGCCTGAGAAGTGGGAAGAAGTACAACTACCTTATAAAAATAAAGATGTTGTTGACAGATGGTACAAAGATTATCGAAGAGATCTCTTAACTTTCATAGTCTATCGTAAAGATCTAAAGAAAGCATGGCATATAGCAGGAGATATTGTCATGGAAAGTGA